TCTACAAAACCAATATTTTTCATACTGACTTCACATGATGGGCAACTTGAATCATCAACCTCTGAAAGTCTGACGATACCGTCATTCTCACACCAGTAGACATTTTCAAAGTCTGCTTTTGCAATTATACCATCTATTTGTTCATCATTGTTAACTTTTTGAATTGACACGACATTTGCAAATTGATTTGCTGGATTATCTACCAAAGATAGTTCATGAAGTTCATAATCTTTAACGACTCTGATTGTCTTATCAATATTTTCATCCCAGCTATTTTCTGAATCTTTGATTACTCCGCCAATTGAAAATCCTGAAAGAGTTCCATCAAGAACCTTCTCCCAAGTATCCTGAGCACCCTTAGAAATGTAAGCATCTACATAAACACCGTTATAAAGTTTATCTGTAGTCTTATCAAAGAATTTTTCTTGTCTAAAATTAACAACCTTGCCAACGGCAATAGCCTGATGCATTTCTCTTAGGTTGCCACGGAATGTCTCAAAAGCCTTTATACTTACATCAGTAGGAACAATGTCTGCTTGCTTATCAATGTTATCAAGCGTGGCAAATCCAGAAACGATTCTACGCTCTACATCCACTTTAGCGATTGGCATAGATAACTTGATATCATCGTTATCTGAAGTCCAATAAGCCTTGCTTAAATTAGTCATGTTAATCCTATTATATATGTATTTTTTATATGTTTATAATATTGTTATATTATACTACAGATCTTCCTTCGCCACCAGGATTTCTTCCTGTTGTGGTTGCAGTTGAGTCTGAAGCTTGATCAGTTCTTTGTTGATCTCTTTGTCTTGTACCAGCCATTTGAGCATTTTGCTCTGCACGTTGTTGAGGGGTCATAACTACTGGAGTATCTCCTTGTGGAACTACTGGGAGTCCAAGTCTAGGTCTGATATCATTTGGAACAACAACTTGTGCTCTTAGATATCTTTCATCAATTTGACTTTGAGTATTCTCATCAGTCAAAGTTAATTCATTAAACTTTAATAAAAGAATGTCTGTCTTTTCTTTAATAAGTTTGTTAATTGTTTTTTCTAAATTCTTTTGTGCTGGTCTTGCTACCTGTTCTTTGAACGTTCTATCTGAAACAAGTGCTGATGCAATTGAGCTACCAGGATCTGAACCAACTTTAGAAATTGGAACTTGATGTGCCATAAGGATGTCGTGAACATTTGAAGTTCTATATTTATCAAATGATCCTTCTTGAATTCCATTTTCAACTGGCTCCATTTTAAATTCAACTTTATTATCAGGACCATCTCCAGGAAGTGGGATGTAAAGGGTTCTGTGATTTTGTCCACGAAGACCAGACTGCAGGAATCTAAACAACTTATCCTCTGCTTCTGAACTTAGCTTTGCACCCTTTAGTGTAACAATATACCTTGGCACTGCTTTATTTTCAAAATAATCAATATTGTATCTTGCAGCAAGTTGGTCTCCAACTACTGAAGTTGCAGCAGACACAACATCTGGAACTCCATAGTAGGTATTCTTTGGACTATATTTTTTAATATGAATAAGTTCATTTGGTCGTGAGTCTGTAGTTACAGGGTTTACTGTTTTTGTGTCTTGAAAGTTTTTAAAGAAAACAACTCTTTGATTTACAATCTGAACATAGCCATCACGCATACGTCTTACACGAACTGTTGTTGCAGGGATGTGACCGATATAGCCAATTTCTCCAGTATTCTTTCTTCCAATTTCAATGTATCCATTTCCAGTTGCTTCATAGTCTGTCATTGCTTTTTCAAGGACGTGGGTAAAAGTATCTTCATCATTTAATTCTTCAAGCCAATTTGAAAGTTCAGACTTTGCTCTTTCAACTTTTCTTTGTGCTCTAACTCTTTGATTAACATCTTCAATCTCTTCTATTCTTGATTTAACAATGTCAGACATTATAAAACCGTATCCAAGACCAACGGTATTTGCAACCTTTGCATTAATTGCAGCATGGTTTGCAAAAGAATTATCAAAAAAGAATGCTAACTCATCAAGATTATAGGGTGGCAATACAACATCAAAAAGACCATAGGCTGTGGTTACGTCTTGCTCTGGAAATAACTGCTTAGATTTTACACCATCTTGACCAGTGTAAGCCTTGTTCATTCTTGTAATTCTGCGTTTAAAGTTTGCATCTATTCCGTCAAAACTTTTTACAAGATCTCCTTCAGTCATAAAGTCATCTGTTTTATTTGCAGATGGCTTATTCTTATCTAGATTATCAATTCTAGCAATAACTTCATTAGTCATTTCCATGTTTTTTTAGCCCCTTTGCAGCATCCATAAAAGCCCCAGTGTCAAATTCACTTGGGATGTAGCCTTGCTTCATTCTGTCAATCTGAACAGAATGCTCTTCTTCTGTAATTCTTGTCACTCCTGGCATAAATACAGCCTTTCCTGGACCAGCACCATAGTGTGCTGCAGCCTGTGTAATTCTATTAATAGCAGTTAGATCATATTTTCTAGCTGGAATGTTCATAAAACTTCCATTACCGTCTCCAAATACTCTTCCTGTTTCTGTTTTCCAAACATATAGACCGTATTCAGCATCATTTTCAACGTAGCTTACTTTTGGCTTGTTTGGCAGTTTTTGTAATCCTTCTAGATAATCCATGACATCATTGTACCATAAAATATCGTTTAAATCAAAAATACATCCCAAGTTACGTCATTTATTACTACAACAGAGTCGTGACTAACATTTACTATACTATTATCGTTAACTACTCCAGAAGAGAGACCAGAATAGGTATTAAAAATTTCTTTTGCATCTAAAGAAAGCAAAGATACTTCTTGTGATTGTTCATCTAGAACTGTAGCCCAAGAAGAGGATGCGGACCAATACTGCCAGCTTTCATTTATAACACTATTATTATTGTTATCAAGGTTGTCTGAAATTTCTGACCAATCATCATAAACAGACAAGTTTTGTTTAATAGCATTTAGCTCTATAAAACTTGCAACATTATCTACTTTTACTCCAGAGTATATTTCTATTTCTCCAATAGACGAATCTAAATAAATTGGATAGTGCTCTTCTGTAGGCTCTTTTTCAAAAGATATAGCAATATAGTTCCAAGCCAATGGCTGAATTACTATTCTATTAACTAAGTTTCCATTTAAAAAGAATCTAGTATTACTAAGCTCTGCACCAGTTCTAGAATTAAAAATATTTAAGAAAGCTCTTTTACCATCATCTTCAGGATTTAAAACAATGTCATATGAGTCACTAGAATTAAATATTCTACCAATTTTCTTTCTTTCGGTAAACACATTGGACTCATTGTACATTAAAAACATTTGTAGTCCAACAACTTCTTGATTAGTTTTTAGTGAATCGTTTATTGGAATAGCAACTCCTTTTAACAAATTTTCATCTACATCTGGCAAAACTTCTATTCCAGAATCTCCAGCTAAATATAGATATGGAGATGATTCAGTATTAATAACCACTGGAATGTTTCTTTTATAAACATATTGATCTTCATTTTTAACTATTGGATAAAATTTTCCTCCACTAGGAGTATTGATTGAATAGAATTGCCCTTCATCAAAAGATAGTGAAGCAAACCCCATATTTTTAATTTTTACATTCTCTGTATTTACTCCCTTAGAAGAAACTTCAATATGAACAGTTATGTAGTAGTTTGTAAAACCAGATACATCTTTTGGTGGGTAAATAATAGTTCCATCATTAATCCTATATTTAGTATCTTCTGAGGAAGTAATTTCTCCCAAATCTAATATTTTATTCATACCAATATTTTCTTCATTTGTAAACTGAGTATAAACTACTTGACCAATTTCAAGAATGTTCTGCAATGTTATGTAAACCTTTGTTGATAAAGAATCTTGATAAGTTGAAGATGTTTCGTTATACTTTGAAAATATTGAACTTGGAGTATCAATGTTAAATTGAAGCAAATCTAAATCATACTTTAATGTACCGTCAGCCTTGGTTATGTACTTTCCAAAATAAGATAGAGGTATTGAATTTTCCCAATATCCTGAAACTCCTACATCTAAAATTATTGAAGTATTTGTTGTTTTTGGCAACAGGGTGTAGGACCCAATATACTCATATAGATCTGTATTAAAGTTTTTAATTGCTATTCCAGATGAATTAAATATCTGGGAACCATCTTTATCTGTAAAGAAATCATTATTAATTGTTAAAGAAAATATTTTTCCAAGAAAGACTTCTTCTTGATTTCCTGCAAAGTTTAAAGAAAGAGATTCTGGCTTTGAGAAAAAAGATCCAACAGTTGAGTAATAGCTTTGCTCAATTTTATCAAAGTCAATCCCTACTGCAAAGTATGAGCTTGTATCAATAGATGCTGAGTTTAAAATAGTTCCGTTATAAATATACTGAATGCTTCCAGAGTTTATTGCTACTTCAAAAACATTACCATCAAAATTATTTGAAATGTATATTAAAGATTGCCTTGTTGAGACATTGTTTGAAGACTTTAGTATTGAGTGTATGGATCTTGTTTGAGATCCTGTTTGATTTAATTTTGAAAAATAAATTGTTCCATAGGAGTTGCTTGCTGCATACAAATTATTTGGATCCATTGAAATATATGGACGTTGTTCATTTTGTATTGCATAATTATCTTCATAAAAGCCTGAAGTAATTAAAGATTTTTCAAAACTTGTTGATGCTGAATTATTATTAAATATAATTTCTGGCAATTGATATTGTGGTAAAGTAATACCCTTATCATCAGCTATAAGGTTGTTATAAAATCCATCGTTCCACTTGCTTCTATCTGGATATCTTATTGTAGAACTGTAGCCAGAAAATGGAAAGTCTACATAGGATAGTGTTCCATTTTTTGATGCAATAATGTTTTCTTGTTCTTGAACACCCTGCCCAAATACATATCTTTTCTTTGCAACTTGCTCTGCAACAGCGTATGGAAATATTGAAAATGAATCTATTTCAAAAAGATATATAAATTCATTTGTGTAAAATCCTAAATAGTCTTCACTTTCTATTGGGAAAGTTGAAATCTCCAATGATTCAATTGTAATTGATATAACCTTTTCTCCATTAATCATTAAGAAAATTTCATTTGGGCTCTGGCAAAAATGAACAAGCATTGGTCTGTACCATTTTCCAATAAAATAAGACTTAGAATAATTTCCAACATTTACAGTTATAAAATCTCTATCAACATATACCCCATCTTCTGATGAAAGTGGACCAAATATTCTTTTTCTTGTAAGTGTTTCAGGACTAATTCTTAGCCAAAATTCTGTTGTAAGAGTTTTATTAAATCCATACTGATTTAAAAATCCTTTCCCAGGAAATACCAGTGATGGAATTTCATAATACTGTTCAGAACTTGAGTATAAAGAAGCGTCTCCTCCATCAAGAAACTCTGCATAAGATGATGAAGCAGAGCCTCCATCAAACAATAATTCTTCTAGAGAAGACCCATCAACTCCTGAATTATCAACACTAATATTATTTTTACTTAATCTAACATTTCCAGAAGATCCGTAAACCATTGGGATAGATGCTAGATTTGCAAAAAGAAAATTATTTACATATAAAACATATCCATGATCTGATTCATCATTAAAACCATACGGGTCTATAATAGTACTTTTTATTTCTCCAGGGTAATCTATTAGAGAGCTAATGTTGTTTGGCAATAGAGTTACGGATGCACTAGGGATTCCATTACTTATTGAATTATAAGGCTCAGACCATTGTCCAAGAGATACTCCATTAAAATAGATAGAAGACTCTTCTTCAAGTGCATCAACATCTGGATCAAATACAACTCTTATAAAAGGAGTAAAACTTCCTCCGTCTGTGCTTCTGGTATGAGAAATTTTTTCCCAGATGTTTGTTTTTAGAAATGAATATCTTCTATACGATTCTTGTCCATCTACAACAAAGCCTATGTCTGCATATAAAATAGAAGTTTGCTCAGGGATGTACATATAAGTAGATATACAGACACTACCTTTATTTGGGTCAAACTCTGAATAAGATACAGAAGATGATAAGGATAGTGTAAACTTTACTGTTGCTGCTGAAGCTGTAGCAAGATATATCTTATTTACATTTAAATCTTTATTTACATTTAGGTCATCAAAAGGGTATCCAGATAGTGTAAAAACGGAAGCAGAACTAACAGCATTATCAAAATACCAACTAGATTGTGTTACCTGCTTTTCTGCTTGTGAAATTAAAGAAACAAAATAGTTTGGCTCATCCATAGCCCACAAAGCCACTGGATGCTCTGCATAGACTCTTGAAGCATAAAGATTTGAACTTGTGTAGGACATAGATTACCTCTACCCTATTTTATCATAGAGCTTAGCTTGTAATATCTACAATTTCACAGGCTCCAGCAACGCAAGAAAGTTCTTGACTTCCAGTTGTTCCGTCTGTTGTTTCATATAGCGAAAGCATTTCCCATCGAATTGAGTCAGGCATTTTGCTTAACCACGACTCATATTCTTCTTTAGAAATTTCCTGATATGGAGCTTGCTTATAAGAGTGCTCTACTGATGGCAAGAACGATACTCCACCAATTGAATCAAAGTTATCAAACACCCAAGCACCAACACGCATCCACTCATCTTCTTCAACATTTACAGTAACACTTGGATTATGTTCTGTCCAATGAGTTCTGTATGTTTTCCACATTTCAAGGTGATCAATTGCAGTAAGATATTTTGTAAGAACTGCATTCTTTGGAGCCTTGATTGGGAAGTAGAACACGGTTGTCGCTTCAGGCTTCATAACATCTGGTTCAAATGGAATTCCAGAGTCTTTCAAGAATTGTGTAAGAGGATCTTTGTTGTCTGCTCTAACACTTCTTACATAGTATTCTGAATACCACGGATGAATGCCAGAAGATACTCCTGTAAGCTGTGAGACTGTTCCTGAAGGCTTTACGCAAGTAATTGATACTGAGGGGTTAATGTTTAAAGACTTAGCCTCTTTGTCATTTACTGAAACAGATAGATCTCTCATTTCATCAAGAAGAGCCTCAAGAGCCTTTCCATTTGTAGCAGTAATCTTATTTCCATAGATACCTGTTAGAGATACTCCAAGAAGTCTTTCCTCTTCACAATTATCTTTCCAAGTTTTTCTAATATATTTAAAGTTTGTCAAAGTTGACTGCCACGTTCCAAGAATTGTAGCTAGTCTTACTTTTTCAAGCAATGTTTCTTTTGTATCAGTTGCATCAATTACAACTTCAGTTAGATTACAAAATTCATTTGGACGAAGAAGAATTTCTCCACAAGGATTTGTTCCACCAACTAGACTAGAGTCTCTACGACCAAATTTATCAATATGCTTACGAACAGAGTCCATATTATAAATACCACGCTCGCCAGACTTTGACTCGTACAGGTTTCTCCATTCACGAAGGAACTGTGCAGTATTTGGCTTTGAATTGTAAACAGCAGAATTATTTGCCAAAGCTCTCTGTCCATTTCCTTCCCACCACTGTCCACTCTTTGCCTTTGCCATTTCAAAGTCATCAAGATTAGAAAGTGAAATTAAAGCACTTCTACGAACTCCACCAACTACAACAACTTCTCCAACTTTACACATTAGGTCGTGTGCTTCAATTGACTTTAGCTTTCTTCCTGCAGCAAGTCTAAATGTTTCAATGGTAAATTTAAATAAGTCAACAAGGGGATCTGGTCCAGAAGCTCTTCCTCCAAATACCTTCAGTCTTGCTCCTGATGGACGAACCTTAGAAACATCCCAGTTTGGAATCTGACCTTGATAAAGAAGTGCAATTAGTTCTTTAAAGGCTTTTGCCCAGCCAAGCTTAGAGTCATCAACAACAATAGTTGTATCTGTTTGAAAGAATGACTCAGCAATTACTGGAAGCTGATTGATATATTTTTGTTCAACACTAAATCCAACACCAGTTCCATTCATTAAGATGTACATTGCCTCATCAAAGGCTCTGGGGCTATCTACAGAGATGAAGGAGCAATTGTAGGCTGCGATATGGTCTCTTTCTAAAGCAGGTCCAGCGGTCATCAGTGCCCTCATAGAAGGCATTATGTGATGATTTAAAATTGCTTCCCTAACTTCATTAAAAACTTTTGCATTAGGACTGTATCCATGATTAAGAACTAGATGATCTCTCATAAAGTTACAGTATCTGTCAACGGTCTCCTGCCACGTTTCTCTGCGGTTTTCGCTTTCAATCCAGCGAGCATACCTTGAGATATGAATAAAGTTGCGGTATGGATCTGTTATAGATCCGTTGGAGTCAATAAATGACATTTTGTAACACGTCCTTCTGATAAAATGTAATAGATACATTCTACACGAGTATTAAGGGAGAAGCAAATGGATTTAACAATTAAAGAAGTAAATTACTACAATCAACTAGTAAAAAATAACAAAGCAATAAAAATAGAATGTAAGTTTGATGCTAATGATACTGTTGTTTCTAAAGTAGACAGTAGTGACAAAGTATTTTTTTACTGTTTAGGATGTCAATCATCTTTCTATCCAGGAATTAATTTAATAGAAAAAATTAAAGGATACATTTCTTTATCTACTTCTTAAAAAGAAGTTTTGAATTATTTGTTGGCTGTTGAATAAATTTTCTATTAACAAAGTTTTTATCCCCTGGCTTTTTAACTTTATCTTTTACTGAAAATGTATCAAATATAGTTCCAGGGGAAAAGTAAGAAACAATTCCTTGACCAATTACCAATGCGTAAACCTCTTCATCTATTTCTATAGAATCATTTGTCAGGTTAATACAAAGTGTAGGACATTTAAAGTCTATTTCATATTCATCTCTTGGAATAGATTTTTTAGAAACTGGTCTAGTTTTAATTTCAGCTTTTAAACATTGATAATAAATTCTATCTGAAAGCTCTTGCATATTATCAGCATTGTTATAAAAGTAAGCATTAAATCTTTGCTCTGCTGGATATTCTGAAATAAAAAGACTAATGCATATATCAGCATTTTGTTCATGAACTGATAAGTTGTGAGGGGTTTCTTGTCTAATATATTTTTTTAAAAAATCTTTAACTGGCTCTGAATCTTTATCACTTTTAATATGTATCTTAGCCATAAATATATTATATATCCTTAATTTGATTTAGAACTTCTGCCCACTCAGTTCCACGTTGTTTCATTGAAAACTTTTCTTTTACAGTTTCAAAATTCTTTTCTCTTTCTTGTTTTCTAACATTTGGATCTAATAATTCTTCCATATGTCCAAGCCACTCGTCTGGTGTAGTTGCAACTCTTCCAACTCCAGAGTCAGAAAGTAACTGATACTCTGGTAGTGCCTGTGCAATGAAAGGAATTCCAGAAGCTGCATATTCAAGACCTTTTAAATAAGATTTTGCATGATTAAAAGGAACATCTCTTAAAGGAACAATTCCAATATCAATTTTTCTATACAGTTCTGGAACACCTAGCATTGTTTTCATTGGTTCGTGTGTAAACAGTTTTCTATCTACTCCTAATTGATCTGCAGCACTTGGTGCATTTATAACGCTTCCAGCATGATGAAATTTTAAATGTTTATTTTTAATAAATTCACCAAAAAATGGCTGTAGTGTTTCAAGATCTCCACTTCTCCAAGGAGTAGCACCAACCCATCCAAAATGTGGTAGATACCTTCTATGATCATTTCTAATTTTCCATCTATCGATATCAATTCCATTTCTAACCACAAAGACTGGTTTTCCTGGATATGTTTTTTCATAGTATTCTTTAAGAAATGGAGTAGATGTAATTATTGCATCTGCTTGTGCAATAATCTTTACATAATGCTCACGATTATTTTTTGGATTAGCTTCTGCAGATGTAGTTTTATATGCAAGATTAGTTTTTTCCAAACCTTCCATAAAATCATCAATATCAACAACTATTTTTTGACCAAGCTCTCTTGCCTGTTTTACTTGATCAACAGCCCTTTCAAGCATTATTAATTTTAAAACAACAATGTCCCAACCATGAATAGCTTTTTCATCAGGGATTAAAATTCCAAATCCGTGTTCTGGATTAAATCCTGGAATTCCTAAACCTGCTTCCCATCCATTGTTGGATAGCTCTTTCATTGGAAGATAGCATCTATACCATCCACAACCATTAGGCTGCAAAGGTTTTATACCAAATGACCAATCATAAGTTAAAAAAGATACTGTTGGCTTATTCATTTATGCTAATTATTTGGTGTTGTTTTTTTTGCTGGTGACTTCTTAGCAGCCTTTTTAACTGCTTCAACAACTTCTGTGGCAACTTGTTGGGAAGTTGAATTTCCAGAAATTTTTCCAAATGCAATATCATTCTTATTAAAGAATCTAATAGCAACTGGAGCAAATGCTGCTACAAAAGCATACAAGTATGTATATGCATCTGTATTACCTGCTAAATATAGTGCAAGTGCTGCACCTAAAAATGAGCGACCATAAGATTGCAACATTTCTTTTTGTGATTTTCTTATACTTAATACCATTTTTATTTCTCCTGTCTATGGTTATAAGAATTATATACCATTTTTTATATATTGTCAACTAGTATTTAATTATAAAATTAACAACCGTAGAAGGCTGCATATTTAAGTGAGAGTCTTCTGCTACTGTTGCTGCGTGACTAGCATTGCTAATTGAAACGCTGTGACTGTGACCTGCTGAAAGAGCAGCACCAGATTGCGTAGTTCCTGCAAATGCACCTGAACCTGCAGCAGTTGATGGACCAACATTGGCATCACTATTATCATGGTCATGCGTAGATGATGTAACTTTACGGGTTTTAATATTATGAGCGTGAGCACCATCACCACTTATAGAAACCGTATTAACGTGAGTGTGGCTTCTGATACCAGATTGCAAGGCAGTAAGCGTTACAGTTTCTGCACCAAACTTAGCACCGATTGTTGTATAGTTAGTTGGGACTTCGGTATTATCAGCACTATCTCCATAACCAATTGGAGCACGTCCCATTAAATCTGGAACATTTGCCCCTACCACAGCAGCAAGTGCGGTATATCCAGAAGTGGATTGACCATTACACACCAACCACCCAGAAGGGGCTGTAGTTCCTCCATACATAACAATAGTTCCAACTGGAGCAAGTCCTGATCCAGAAATAGGAAGTGTCAAAGATCCAGTAAATATTGGATTTGTAATTGTTTTATTTGTTAAAGTTTGTTGTGCAGAAGTTCCTACAATGTTTCCACCATCAGAACCTGCAGGTCCAGCAGTTCCAAGATTATGAACATTGTTAGATTGAGCAGTATGTCCAGCAATAGTGGTTGAATTGTTTTCTATAAGAGTTTTATATGTTGTTAAAAAATAATATAAACTTTTTTCATCATATTCAGTTCCATTTTCAATATTTCCATACATAAATAGCTTTAAAGCTTCTTCAATATTTGCATTGTCCTCTAAGCTTGGAATGTATGTATCAATTTCTGGAGAGCCTTCCCAGTTTTTAGATATACTAACAAGTTGCTTTGCCATTATTCACCAACTCCAGAAGTAATAAACACATTAATCTTTGTTGCAGATCCTGATAATGGAGATAATATTGACCCTGAAGAAATATTTGATCCTTGTAATTCTGCTATAAAGGTTTTTACTGAAGGATCTCCAACATCTGCAATTACCTTGTTTGAAATTGATACAAATACTGGAAGTGCAGACTCTGCTGTTGCTTGAATAAGAATTTTTAAAACATCTAAATTTTCTGGTGCATTTGAATAAAAATCTTCTAATGGAATTGAAATAGATCCAGATCCAGAAATAAAGTTAGGAGTAAAAGAATTGCTATAAGCATTTGGTTGAAATTTTAAAATTGACTGCCACGAAGTTCCACCAGGAACAGCACTTAAACGATAAACAATTCCATAGTTTGCACCAAGTTCTCTATTTATATAAAGGTCTCCTAGTTGAGAACCAGATATTGATGTTGGGTTTGGAATTCCATATCCTGAAAAAAAAGTAGAACCTCTAGTTCCTTGTGGACCAATATCAACATTTACTGTCACTGATGAAGGTGGACCAACTACATCTAGACTATCTCCAGATACAACTGTGTCTATAGCCATTCTAATACCTCGTTATATCCTGAGTAACTAAAATTGTTCCCGTAAGAAGTGTGTGAACCTTACCATTTCCATCATGTTCAATTTCAACATCGTATAAATAAGATTGACCATCCAATTCTCTTCCACCATCTGGCTGAATTATACAAGAAATGTATGTATTGGTAGGATCAATAGTTGTCAATAGTTGCGTACTTGCACTTGAAGCTAATACAACATCTTCAACATTACCTCTAGAGGTTGCAATTGTAAATTTTGGACTGTAATTTGATAAATCATCAAACACTCCACCAGTTGAATTTTTAGGATATATAAAAAACTCAAAAGTGTCACCAGCATAGTAGCTAAAATTATATGTGCCTGGAAATGCCATAGTTAATCACCTTAAATTATTATATCATGTTCGTTGAATTACTTGATAATTCCCCATTTTATTTTACCCCAAATTCTTTCATGTAAGAAATAAACAAATATCTTAACAACAAATTCTATAGAAACAATAGATATTGATATTGCATAACTTTTAGTTACAAATAATGCTATTAAGAACATATTAAAAGATTGCCAAAACCTATAAGTAAGAGCTTTAGAAATTGATCTTTTTTTACTTTCTATCAAGATGCCATTCCATCAAGATAGCTTATTCTATCTACATCTACAGCTTTAATTTTTACCTTTGTACCATCCCACTTAACATTTCCAAGACAGGATATATTCATTTTTTCTTCGCCACCACTAAAGGTTTTTTCATCATAGATATAACCTTGGATTTTTATACTACTTGCAAGATGTTCTTTACCATCAATAAATATTCTCCACACAAGATCGGAACCATTATTTTTGGTATTAAACCTAATAAGTATTTTTTGATATGGCTTTACAAGATCTTTAAAAAACTTAACCATTATAGCCCCATCTCTTTTCTTTTCTTTGTTGCAGAAATATCTTGTAGTTCTTTAGAAAGCTCTACTTGCTCAATTTTATATCCAACATCTCTTCCATAAACAATGTTTGTAATATTAGGAAACTTTACAACAAAAGCATTGTCCCTAAACTTTGCAATATTCTTTTTTACATCAGTAAATATCATAGGATCTTTTTCTGAAGTACCTTGCGTATGACGAACTCCAATAACATTCTGACCAGTTCTTGCAAGAGCCTCATCGTATAGTGCATCGTGACCTTCGTGCCAAGGCTGGTATCTACCAAGGAGAAGTGTGGTTGGTTTTTTCCAATCATAAAGGTTAAAAGTATTAATTACTAAATCAACTTCTTCTTCTATTGTAAGACCATCTTTAATAACTAAATCAAACTCATTTGGATCTTCCCACATTTTATTAGTATCTTCAAATCTGGATGAATCAATTCTATTAACCCAGACTAGAATGTCTGGCTTTCCAAAAGCTTCTCTGGTTTCATCAGTTGGACAAACAAAGTCAGCAATTACAATATGATCTTGTTCTGATGTCAATCTTGCCAAGCATCCCATTCTTCTTGACTGCTCAAGCCTATCCTGTTTTGTAAAACCAAGGTCTGAGTTTAATGTAGCTCTAATTTTATCTGCATTCCAATGTATAGCATTAATTCTATCTGCCAACGCTTCTGATAGGGCTGTTTTTCCAGCACCTGGAAGCCCAATAATTTGAATAATCATAATATCTCCTATCTAAATATTATCAAGAATTTGATAGCTTGTCAAACAAGGTATTCCACTCATTTTTTCTAACATCCCAGCTATAAAACTTATTGTAAAAATCAGATTGTTCTTTTAATAGTTCTTGATTGCTATTATTCCAGTAGTTATCTATTTCATCATTCAATACCTTTGAGTATAATGAAACTAACTCACCATCTGTAGCCTGGATAGGAATCATTGTAGCATATTCTGATCCAGTCTCGTAAAGTGCCCCCAGATTCGTTGTGACGAGTTTACAACCTGCTGCACCAGCCTCTATCATGGAAAGACAGGCAGTTTCTTCAAAGATACTTGGGTATGCAAATATATGTGCATTTTGAACTGCTTTACATACTTCTTCATTTGTAGCATACCCCATATAGTTTACATTCTTCATTTGTTTTGCTCTATCAAATAATGCATCATACATACTTCCAACATGTGCTTCATATCCAGATCCATAAACCTTTGTAGATGAATAAATATCTAACTCAACATCGTCTCTATTTAAAATTTCAAATGCATCTAATAGTACCCCAAGTCCACGGAATGGAGTTGAAGTATAAATAAGTTTAAGCTTTTCTCCCTTTGGCTTTTTAATTAATTCAATAGGAGTAATAGCATTTTTAATAACAGTAGCATTATGAAGTGGTACTTGATAAATATATCTAAACTTTTCTAATTGCCAATGTGATACATATACAAAAGAATCTACAGCCTTTACAAATGCTGGATTTTTTAATTCAGATAAAGACTCATCAGAATAATTAAGATGTTGCCAAAGCATATTTTTCTTTGTAAACTTAATC